CGGGATTGTCGGGGTCCTCTTCGATAGCGAAGGTTCCGTTGGGATCGGTGACGTCGATTGTGGAAGCAGGTCCAAGTACACGGCTGGCTGTTGCTCCGGTCTCCCAACCAGTAGTGCCAGTTGGAGAGAAAGTTTGATTGATCTGCTTTGCAATTCCGGTGACGGGAGCTGTTCCAGAAATTGGTAGATTTGTGGCTTGGCCTTTTTGGGGCCATGGCAAGGCCGAGGTGAAATAATCGTGACGTTTGTATCGCAGGAGCATACCGTAATCGTCAGCATCGTCAGGACCATCATCTTTAGAAAGTGGACGATAAAGATCCAAATTCTGATCTTTGAACCACTCTTGATAACAGAGATTGTATGCCCTGAAAGGTAGCGCGTTGACTTCAATGTTTTCGACTCCTAACGGAATTCCGAAAAAGTCTGCAAGTGATCCTGGTTGAAATCCGCCTGCTGGCGGGGTGACCAGTGGTACGGTGTGATTATGAGGCACGCCAGGTTGTTCTTCCTCTCCCATGAAATATTTCCAGTTGTCCCAGACAATTCTGTTGGGAATGAAGAAAAAGAAGAAATCCAGATAAAGACTATCCATTACAGGTGCTATGGGGGTGATTAAGCGTGCTACGCTGGTGAGCTTTACGTTGAATGAGTCTCCGGGATATACCTCGTCTATGAGAATTGGAACGATATTGTATGCCTGAAAGGTCGTTTTGTAACTATGATTTCTCTGGAATACTGAGCGCTGTATGTTGGCTTGAGGGATTCGGGAAAAGCGATTTACGCCTTTTCTATTGGCTCTTGGGTTTCGTGCTTGCATGGTACCATCCTTGTTAATTTGGGTAAGGAAAAAGGTCTCGTTGTCTGGGTTTCGTCCGGGTGGTGTCACAGGGTACATATAAATCAAGTGAATATGTACCCCATGACGGAGCTATCCGGGACTGAGACCGGCTAGTTTCCACCCTGGAGCCCATTCTAGGGCTCTATAGGGGGTTGTTCGACCCCCTGGCTTATCGGCTCTCCAGGAGGCTCAGGAGAGGCCGGTTGATTAACATCTGTATTCAGCGGGGTGATTACGGGTTTTAGGAGTCCCAGTTCTTGGGCCTCCTCCTGATTTGCAGGATTGGCGAGGAACTCTATCAGTTCGCCGGGGTCCTGGTTGAATCGCTTCTTTATCTCCGCGGGGAGCTCTTGGAATTGGTTATGTGTACGAATGAGTTTGTTCTGAACCGCATGATAGTTTTCGGCTCCGGTGAAGTCGCCATATAGCGGTGTGCCTCTTGCAATGGGAGCCATGCCGCCCTGTTGAATTTTGGCGACAATGGTGTTGATGTTTACGGCTTTTTTGTGGCTTTGTTCCACGAGGGTGTCCGTGTCAGGTTGTATCATGACACGGTGTGTTCCGTTTTTCCGCTTCTTCTTAATCGTTTTCATCTGAAACTCCTAGGCCGCTGTTATGGTTTGAAATTAGATCTTCGACCGTACATATGTAGGTCGGATTGACGTGGCCGTTTATCTCGCATGTTGAATCGTCGTATTCGCCGACTTCGAATATTTTGAAGTCGCCGGGGAATTTTGCGAGCATACCGTTTTGATCTTGTAGCGCTCGGTCTAGAATAGAACGCATGGCATGTCCTTCGTTGTGATAGAACATGGGAGGGATGTAGACTTTTGACTTGGTATCGTAGATGCTAAACATTCTCAGTACCATCGTAGCTCCTTTGTGCTTGGTTTGCTCTTGCAATGTGATTCTTTTCGCGCGCTTTGCGCTCTCGTTCATTCTCTTTCATTGATTTTTTTGGAACATTTTCCATCCTCGCTTTCTTTATGTATTTAAGTAATTCGGGGTCTTGTTTTGACAGTAGCCTGTCATAGTAACGCGGGATACGTTGTTTGAAGCCATTATTGGTAACGTAGCCTTTACTGTATAAGTCTGTCAAGGCAAATCTATCGTACCAGTATTTTCCTATGCCGGGTTTGCCGGACATTGATACGAATTCACGTTGCTTGAAGGTTACCTCTCCAGTTTCTGGATCGACTTTTCGGATATAATCGTGTGAGTTGCCTTGACGCTTCTTCTGAACGTATCCGGCCACGTAAGCGGCAGAAGCGGGGGTTACTTCTCCTATAGTACAAAAGCCTTGATATTGCCATAGCTCTTGAAGGGTCGGTGAGACATATAGCTTCACACCACCCTTCTCGCTGAAGAGTAGAGCGTCGGTAAACCTGAAGTTGAATAGGCACGCATGGTGGTGGGGTCGAAGGTTTTTCGGCCCATACTCTCCGCAGTGAAAGTAGCGTATGGGGCGAGTTTTCTTTCCGGTTTGTGGATCGGTGACGGTCTCTATACCAGAGAATCGTTTACGCAGGCGCTTCATGAAGAGTTGCCAGTCGCGGATATCGAGCTCACGTTGTTCGTTAAGATGTTGGTCGTTGAACGTGAGGGTTAGGAATATGTTGTACGAGAATATGCTGGCTTCATGGACGCAGCGTAGCGCCCACTCGACCTTATAGTCGTCTATGCACCCCTGGCATTTTCCGCAGGGGAGTTCGATTGTCTCGTGTGGCTCGTTTTTTACGTCACCGTGACGGAAACGTATTATTGACTTGCCTTCAGCAGTGGTGCGGAAGAGGAGGCGATATGCCTCCAAGGGTTTATTGCATGACATAGCGATCCTCTCAGTCGTAAAGATTGCTGTTCAATGCGAAGTGCTCACGTTTAACCCCGGTAGAAACAGACCTACCGGGGTTAAACAATCAGCTGGAGCTTATTAGATGCGGTATCCACCGCGCCGGGGGGCTTTACGCATGTTCCTTCCGCGTATGCGGGTTCCACGGCGGAAGATTTTTCTGGATCGGCGTCTTGAGAGTCGGCGTCTTAAGGCCATTGTGTTTCTCCTTATTTGTTGAGTTGATATTGTGGGCGGCCTGGCTCTGCTTGTGGGTAGCGGGAGCGATTACGTTTTGACCTTCGTTCGTCTTTGCGCTTGTCTTGATAACGCTGTTGATCTGCTTTGTATTTGTAATGGGTGTTGACGGCACCTGATATTGCGCCTATGAGTCCACCTATTTCTGGGCGCATGCCTGCTTTCTTGGCGATGTAGGCATTGTAGAATGACGCTTTTTGTTCGGGATTGTTATCGAGGTACTCTTGTGCTCCTCGTTCATAGTCCCTGTCTATTTCTGCTTTTTGGATCTCTACTTGAGATCGACGGTTGTCGGTATTGAGCTTCTTTGTTGATGCTTGTGTTTGTTTTACTGCGGTAGCAGCTTGAACGGCGCTTATGGGTGCGGGTTTGGGAGTCTGCGCGGCTGCGCCAGCTCCCCATTTATTTGCGCCTTGTGAGTATGCGAGCATTGGATTGAGTCCGGCTTTCTTCATATCAGCCATGGTACGCTGATATGCGTTTGCGGACATCTCGTGTTCCCAATCTCGCTGGTTTTTGGCATTACGTCTTGCCCATTCTTGAGATAGGAATGATCCGCCGATATTTGCGGCGGCCTGTCCTATTGCTGCCCATGCTCCGGCCATGATTGCTCTCCATATACGGTGGCCACCATATACGGTGGCCACCATTGTTCGTGGTTTCTAGAAGTGGTCGATTAGGCCGGGAACGCTGTACATGGGTAGCGGTCTGGCGCAGGACATTTCAAAGAATCCGTCGAATTTAAAGTGATCCTGATCTTGCACGGCTGATATCCGTGCTATGGGCGGGTTTTCCCGTAGGAACGAGTTGTTGAGTACTGGCCTGGTTTCGAAGTCTTGTGCCAGGTGCCAGATGTCGAGAGATAACGGGTGCGTTGATCGCATTGCGTTTGTGACAATGCTGGGTTTGTATCTTAGTTCGGCCCATCGCTCTTGGTAGCCGAAGACGCTTTCGTCTGCGGCTGTACCATCTGCCCAGAGCTCTTTTGAGAGAATTGCTTGCTCGCCCAGGTGTGCGAGGCTGGGGAAATAATAATCGTAGCGCGTTTGACGCGAGAACATCTTGTTGAGGCCGCGTTGATATGTGAGGTCTTGTCTACAAGACATCACGCCCAATACGAGCCCGTGTTCGGTAAATGACTTATTGAATCCTACTCCGCTAGAGAATGAGTAACCTACGCCGGCCAGGTTGCCTTGTGGGGTGACATCCGGGACAATGTTGCTGGGAGTTGTTTGTGCTACTGCATCGACGATGATAGGTGTGGATCCTCCGCCTATGTATTCAGGACGCTGTAGAACTGCATGAGCGGGATCTGTTACGTTGAAGTGACTTTGAAGAATTTCGACGTAGCGTGTTCCTCCGCGTGCGTCGCGCTCGAGCATCTTTTGAAGTTGGAAGGCTTCTCGCCATTCATTGACGGTGGGGCCTATGGCTTCATCTAATTGAGCCCATACGTTAGGGAATCCGGGATTGTCGGGGTCCTCTTCGATAGCGAAGGTTCCGTTGGGATCGGTGACGTCGATTGTGGAAGCAGGTCCAAGTACACGGCTGGCTGTTG